TCAATTGAACATTATAATTTTTTCACAAAATTTTTCTTTGTCATATTCATATTTCTTTCCTAATTCTTTCTTATTAGGAACTTCTTTATATCCATATTTTATTAAATGAACTAATATTTTTGGATTATTAGTACTGGAATTTAAGATTTTATAGTCTTTAATTTGATATTGATTTGGAATTCTATATTCAAAGTAACTAATATCTTTATCTTCTATGAAATAAAAATTAAACGCATTTTGACCTCCATATTCATACCCAAAATCTAAAATGATTTTTCCTTCCTTTATAATTTGAGGATAATTATTTATTGCATAAATTATTTGACTTTTTGTGTCAAACAACAAATAACTATCAATTTCAAATGCATCTAATTTGAAAATGTAAAAATTAAATTTCTTTTCAATCAATTTAATATTATAGCCATCATTACAAAAAGAAAGATCTCTTATACTGTCTGTTTCATAGATTTTAGAATTCACACAATGTTTAGATATTTTATTTGGGAAATTCTTCTCAAAACTTTTTGTTAACTCCAAATTTTCTATTAAGATCTTCTTCTTTTTTGCTAAAGTGTCATTCTTTAATGAATTGTATCTTTCTAAATTTATCAAATCAACATTCATTCGTTTATTTGCAGAAATATTTTGTGCAAAATCATCACAATCTAAATTCAAAAGAAAATTATCAGATTGTGCATTCAAACTTAATTGTATAAAAATGAAAATTAGTGTTATATAATGCATTTTTGTAGTATTTCAACCCAGCTTTTGGCAAACCCTTGTTGGCGGTTCGTTCTTTTTAATTCCAATTTAAAACGTCTTTTATTTCGTCACGAATTACAGATTTTGTAGTACCATCAGAAGTCATATAAGGACTTTCTCCAGAACCCATTCCAAATCCGAAACCTCCTCCAATCATATAGACCAAAATATGTCTATTATAAGGTTCATTTATTATCTGTATTATATTCTTGATTTCAGTGTCGTTGGTTGTAATCTCAAAATTCTCTTTAATAAAACTAATAAGTGTTGAAGGACTTACAGCACCACCGTCAGAGTCAAAATCTTCTAATAAATGCATAAGTAAACTATAAGCGATGATTTTATTTTTGCTATTTGGATTTAAATAATTAAGTTTTTTTAGAGGGTCAATAGCTTTTTCATACTCGCCAATTCTGGTATAGCATCTACTATCAACAATTCCAAAAAGCCGGAAGCTCATTTCCAAATTGCCGAAAAAAATATAAACTCAAAGATATAAAAAAGCAGCCACTTAGTTGTGGCTGCTCTCATATCCGATCATTAAGAGATCAGGTTTGTAAATATCTTTGACATTGGTGTCCGGCTCAAACGTACTAAACCTTTTATCCTGCGGTGTCTTCTTTACAATTCCATTTAAAACGTCATTAAGGGCTGTTTCTAAGAGTTTCAGTCCCATCGGGAGTAATGTATCGCGCCAAAGGCTTACAGCCGATTTTTGAGGGCTTAAATGATATTGCGGTGGTATCCAGCACCAATCCTGATAAGCAATATCTCCTCTGTCAATACCTGCGTTGAGCCAGAACACAGTTCCGCCGGTTATGGGTTCCTTCATTCTGATTGCCCATTCAATGGAGCTGCGTCCGCGATGCCTTGGTAATAATGACGGGTGATAACCGAGCCAACCCAAACGTGGAATATATCTGGTTTTCTTTCCGATATAATCGAATGAATGTGCAGTAATGCCCAGATCACATTCCGGCATATTGTCAGCGTTTAAACTTCCGGCGGGAATAATCGGTATATTCCAACGCCGGGCAGCCTTGCCGATATATTTGTCATCTAAAGGGCAACAAACCCCAACAATTTCAATATCTAATTTCAGGCAAAGCCTGAAAATTTCTTCAGCAAAGAATTTCTGACCTGATATAAAAACTCTAAATTTATTCATTTCCTAAATATTTAAAACTCTGAATTGCCCTAAAATGCCCACCATAGCCACCCGCATGGATTTTACCTGTCCTAATTCCTCCAAAACCTTTAGATTTGTATAGTATAGATTTGTTGCTTCTTGCTTTATTGTCCCCATAAAATCTGGCTCCGGTCTGTTTCCATTTTTTTGAGTTACGCAAATAACCACATAATTGAGGGTGTGAAGTATGAAAAAAAGTGTGGAACTTTTTGTTACACCTTCCGTTTCCATCCAAATGATATTGCATAATTTCATTCAAGAATGCTGTTCCCACCCCAGCTCCTTGCCATTCCGGCATGACAACCAATCTGGTAGCCCTATATGCGTTAGCAGTGAATAATGGGCAAACAGCAACATGACAAACCAATTCACCATCAACGGTTCCGACAAAATATTCAGCACAGGGCGGATGCTTTAAATCTAAATAATAATGGTCTTTAAAAAATTTCCAGTAACTTCCGTTGACCTTCCAAATTCTGAGTTCAATAGGAGGTCGTTTTGAGACTTTTTTTTTACTTCACCTGTCCGGGTGTCATATACCCAATCAGGTTGCAGCCATTCCACAATATCATAATGGCAGGAAAGTAATACAATCTGTTTTCCTTTCGTTTTCCGCCAAGCTTTTGAAAAAGCAGAAGCCCCGACTTTTGCAATTTGCCTGTCTACCACAGAAGTAAATTCATCAACAACAACCTTATCCGGTTGATCACATATTAATCGGGCAAGCCCGGCTCTAAATTGTTCACCATTGCTTAATACTTTGAAAGGTCGGAGCCAAGCCGGAACGTCTCCCAATCCTACGGCAGACAAAGCACTTGTTACGGTATTCATATCTGAGTCCGGAGCAATGTCATCAATAATTGGCAGACCTGGGTTCCAACCTTCAGAAAGGTTTATAATTCCATTCTCCCATATTTGACTACCTATTGATGTTTTACCACTTCCTGAAGCCCCAACAATGAGTCCAATCTGCCATCCTTCCTCCTCAATTGGAAGCTGGGCGGTATGTTGCCAGTCATGACCGCTTTCAGCGTTAAATAAGCTTTTAACTTTTTCTGACCTGAATGAATTAAAATTTTCACAGGTGTGCTTGATTTGTATTTTTTTCATACGGATACTACTTTTAAATTTTTAAATCCCATTTTCTTCAATTTGTCGAAGAGTTCCTTTTGTTCTTTTTCGCTGTCCACTTTTATAATGACGGCGTGCTGTTCTTTGTATTTAAAGTCTGACATATATTTGTTTTTTATAGTATTCTACATTTTTACAGGGTAATTCCACTGTCTTTCAATTTTGTTTTAAGCATCGTATTTTCCGCTTTTAACAAATTATTTTCCGCTTTCAATTGTTCGTTAATTCGTTTCTGAAAGTCGATTTGCTCCTGAAGCATCAAAACTTTTTTGTCTGATAAATCCGAAAATTCCTTAAACTTTGCTTCATACCGCCCGCCCAAATCATCTAAAACCTCCTTATAGAGTTTGACCAATTTGTCAGCGTTTTCAATTTCTTTACCCTCATTATCGGCGTTCATTCCGGCAACTTCTGCCCTGAGCTTTCTCTTTCCGAAAAGAAACCCTGCAATCCCGGTCAAAACTGCTCCTAAGAAAGTAACAAGAGGTTCGGTTAATAATTCTTTCATTTTTCTATTAAATAAGTGTTTAAAACTGATCCCATCATTATATTTCGTTAATCTCTGTTTCAAATAGTAGAATATAAAGCCCCATAAACCGGGTGAAAATATCTGCTAAATGTGCTGACTTTGTTTTGATCAGAAAGCGGATATATTGAACCGATTGTGCCTTTAAGGTTTCTTCACTCTCTGACAATACCTCACTGTTTTCATCTTTTATCACACGCTTTCCTTTCAATAGTCCGTTTTGTCCCATTACCTCCTCTACATTATTTTCATGGATCATCCAGTCCGGCATTTTAATTCGTTTGTAAACCGTATTACCTTCTTTTAATATCAGATATTGACGAACGCTTACATAGATACGGTCTTCTGATCCTTCCATATCAGGAGTGTTGAAACCTGCAACCACAAGCTTACGGGAAAACTGCGGATAGACAGGATGATCCGGCAGGGTTATCTCATGCCATGATTTACCGGTGTTTTTTATAGCATCTATAATTGCCTGTACCTCCGGGTCTATTATTAATTCTTCTGTATTCATTTTTATTGTAATTATAATTGAACGATGCTGTCTATTTTGGCTAAAACATCTACATTATTTGAACTTGGAGCGATCAAAGAGCCTAATGTAAAAGCCAATGAAAGCGGTATTGTGTTACTATATGCGAAACTTGTCTGCTTAAATCCGTTATTGGAGTTATAAATCATTGTGATAACATTTGCCCGCTTAATGATGTGAAGCCTGTTGATTGATGCCGTGATATTACCGGCAGAAGCATTAGTGGGGATAAAATTTTGAGATCCTCCGGGATTGTAGCTTAAACCAAAATCATAACCCATTGTCAGGTTTACAGGCGTAGTGGATGGCATTAATCCAAGAGTATAACCTCCCTGATATGCGGTTGTGATATAAGATTGATTAATACTTATCGTGAGCCAAAAATCTGTGGACAATAATCCGGAGGTAAGTAATTCCGAAGATTTTAAAGCGACAGAATTACCGTTAAAGGTCTGATTAGGGGCATTTACATAAAACCCTGTACTGTTAATGTAATCAGAAGCATCTACCGTAATACCGGATCCGGTTATCTTATCCCAGGTCAAATTTGGAATAGGTAAATGCGTCAGGGTACTTACTAAATCCAGTTCGACAGTGTCAATATTTTGCAAACCTGAAATATGATTATACACTATAATTCTATACTTACCTAATGGCATTGTATTGAAGTTTAAAGCGAAAGTCATATAGGTGGGATCATTCTGATTTACTGAAATATTTGAAATTGGAAATTCCTGCCCTGTTGATACGTGCTTTAACTTTGCATATGAACCTGTTCCTGAAGTAGTGTCCAAAAAAAGATTTAAACCCCTTAATACAATTCCCTGTGTATAGTTTGTATTTTCCAAAATTGGAGGCGAGATAAAATCTATACGGGGCTGGGCAATAGAATAAGTTTCCCCTGTTTTTCTGTTTTTTATTCTTATTTCGTCTTTTTGAACATCAGTTAACAGAGATAGTAAAGCAAGATAGTCCTCATAGGTCTGATACATCAGTTTCCTGCGCACTCCCACACTGTCAGAACCGTAATAAGAGCGGTTTGTCCCGTCATAGGTCAATTGTTTCGGCAGTACTTCCGTATTTTCGTCAAACACGACCGCCTTCGCCCTTATCCTTCCATTATTAAGGTGCAGTACTTCGCTCGGAGTGTTTGTACCAATTCCATATTTACCGGAATTATAAAATATGTCCGAAGCCGTAAAATCTGTAGTATTCCAGAAAAGCAGTGCATTGACTGTTGGATTAATTGCCCTGTAGCTTGTAGTCCCGTTTTGGTTGATAAAATAATTCCCTAAAGCGGTCGGCTTATCTATTTTTCCATCCAATGCAGTCTGTAACCCCTGAACCATTGCGATAGTAATATTGGTTAAACCGGTTACAATATAATTTCCGGCAGTTGTTTTATTTCCGCCTTTGTATATAAATAAAGAATGATTTCCAGCTCCATCCGGAATAGCGATAATATCATTTTTTTCATAGCTGTAATTAGCATTATTGATCATGAAGGCAGACAAAGACGTTTCCGTTACTGTGATCATCTCAGTAAGCCCCAACGCTTCGATCTTGTCCGCCCTAATCTTCCCGTTTTGTACAAACTCATCTACGCTCATATACAAAGCATCGCTCTGCTCTTTAGACCATACATTCCCATATAAATTATTATTAAGATCATCGACCGTGGCAATATTGGCAGGAAGATCATCCACTTCCAAAATAGCCTTCCAAGCCTGAATATTTATATCATTCAGATTGGAGCCGTCTAATTTCGCGAGTGTTGTATGGTGCGCAGTTTCATTTGTTAAATGCGCCTCATAAACGGATTTGTCCGTTTTGTTTTGTAATGCTGATTGAAGACCTGTAATTTTATCCATAGCAATGGTTTCATCTTTATGATAAAAAGATGACCACGAAGCCGCAAATTGAGCTTCTGTCGGAAAATCTCCGGTCTGAAAATAACTCAATATTGTATGTAAAGGTATAGACATGATCTTAAAAATTAGGTTCTATAAAAGCCGCTATGGTATGCGGGATCATAATGTTAATGGGTGTATTGTTTCCGAGTTCGTTGGTGTCCTGCGTAGAAATATTGAATTGATTTCCGCCCCCGCCAAAACCGCCACTGCTTCCCGCAGCCCACGGCAGGGTTCTCGTATATTGAAATTTTATTTTTGGAAGCTGCCCGACCGTTAATTGGACGGTTTTACTTCCGCCGGAATTTCCAATGGTGGAAAAATCGTTGTCATTTGGGTTCCATCCGACAATTGTTTTTCCCCTTACGTTGGTGCATTCCTTCCAACCGGCGGGTATTTCTGCCACCGGCTTGAACCATGCCCACACAATACCACCGTTAATAATAGGCGCGGTTTTCTTTTCCAATACAATTAAGCGGTCTTCGTGGTTGTCAACCTGTGTTTGATCGGCTTTTCCGTCCAATTCAATTTGTAACTCCTTTAAGGTGCTAAGTCTTATAAAATCATCCCAATTGTGATTTGTGGCTCCGGATCCGAATTTTACGGTTTTCTTTATAATAAGTACTTTATCCGTGGTGTCCTGAAACGTTTTTGTAAATTCTTCCGTATGTACATAGACCGTTGAAACTATTGTACCGCCTTCAAAATACAGGACGTCGCCATCAATGATAACAACTCCGGGGCTTACATTCTGCCCGGTAATAGTACAGCCAGAAATGATGGTCAGATTTCCGGCAAGATCACCCAGAACATTGTACGTTAAAATGGCGTCCATGATCGTTGCCATTAAGTCGTTAGTCAATGGAACCCCGCCGGTCTGTAAGAAATTGATATTAATTCTCATTAGTTTATTATTTCAATTTGATAGCGTTTGCATATTAATTTGTAAAAGTCGATCTCGGCTCTGAGCTGATGCATATTAATGGGCGTATTCGGAATTTTTACAATAAAATCATATTCACTCCCCAGTTCGGCTTCAGTTCTTAAATAAATGGGGTTTTCGTCTCCATATAACCATTGTGTTTTTGAAAAATAGGTATCATCCTCGGCTTCCGTGTATAAATAAACCCCTTCATATTGTACAGCGTTAACAATCTCTATTCTCCTGTCAATCGGATCGAAAGCATCGTTCAACCTTCTTTCCATTGAAAATTTCTGGTAATTGAAATTCATCTTGATCAGATTTTGTTTTCTTCTTTTCAGAAACTCGATGTATAAAGCTTCAAGGGGAAAAATCAGGCACCATAAATAATTTAAGGTCACAGATTTTCTTCTGAAGGTCGGCAGCCACCAAAGGACTAACCGCTTATAATTGATATTAAATAATTCATCTTTCATCACTCGGTAGGCTGATAGTTAATATATTCTATACCGCTCCAGTCTTCAATTTTAAATCTCCCGGACTTCGGGATCCTGCTGATCTCAATGGGCTGAAATAATCCGTACCCTGTACCTGGTTCAATCCATTTGCTTGAGACCTCTAATTTTTGCAAATCAGTTACCCCGTTAACTCCCTGAATAGTATCTTCCAACGCTTCCACAGAAAGTTCACCGTTGAATGGCAGGTTTTTCAAAAAATTCTGAATGGCAATTTTAACGGGATATTCTGCTGTTATAATGCTCATACCGTCCGGATAAAGGATTAAAGGATCAAAACAGAGTTTATATTGTAACAAAAGAATATCCGGCAGGAAATTCACCACTACGATATGATCGCCGGTTGCCTGTATTCTTTCGATATAAGTTTTAAAAGCAAGGGCTTTTTCATCCGAAATCACCTCGTCCATATTTTCACCGGCAATTTTCATCGAAATTTTCTTCACCCCGTTTCCGCTGATATTGGGTGTAACCGAAGCATATTTTATAATTTTTGAATCTTCAATTTCCTGCTCCGTAGCAGTAATAATATTACCGTTTCCATCTTCATATACCCCCAGAAACGCCCCGATATAGGAAAGCGGATCTAATTCAAACCCATACTGAAACCGGAGTGCCTGTTCCCGGTACCATTTTTCATTCGGTACTTTCTGACTGGCTATTTTTTCATCGATCTCTTTCATGTGCAGCCGGAGGGCTTCCTGAAAATTAAAGATCATAAAAGCCACCGTTTCCAGAATATTACGCCAGACCGCTGTTTTCGATGTGGAAGTAAGCAGCTGTAAAAAAGGGTTAGCTTCTTTTAATGATAGAATCAATCCGATCAATTCCTGAAGTGTAGAGTTCATTTTAGGTTACTTTAAAACTGTTTCCGATCTGCATATATCCGATACCTTTTAACATCGGTATCTCTTCGTTCTGTTCTTTTGCCCATCCCGTCGCGGGTTCAATTTTCTTAGCGTTATAATAATTTAGGACATCCGTATTCTTAAATACATCCTCCGGAATTTCAACGGGTAATCCCACGGACAATACATCCGAAACCGAATGACCATTGACAACGGCAATGGCGAAACAATTTTCAACGCTTCCCGTATGCTGTAATGCCACGTCCAGAATAGACTGATTGTTTAAACTCAATACTTTCATTACGTCACTTTTCCTTGTGTTAAAGGACTTCCCGCACCGCCACAAACCCCGGTAACGGTTCCACTTTTGACATATTCCTCAATTGCATCCGCCAGTTCCTGCGCCGCCGTATCAACATTGCTTGTCGTTTTTGGTTTGTTTAAAATGGTTTTAAGCCTGATTATTAATTGAGGTTTGTCAAGTGGCATCTCTCTGGGCGTTTATGGTGAAATTTTCGGCGTCCTCAATGTTGAAATCAATATTGCGGAAGCCATCATATTTTAGTTGTTCGCCAATCTCACGGGTGATTCCCTGTCGGGTATTTCTTGCCTTTAACATTCTGGGAATTTCGGCACCCAAAAGCGGTGTATTTTTAAATTCTCCTTTAAATGCTATTAAAATGCTTTCAATTTCCTGCTGTTCCGACTCTCCAATCTTAAAATCACCGTTCACAATGGAAATATCGTTTTCTTCGTTTAAGAGTATATCAATCATAACTTTAGGTTAATATTTTGTTTAATGCCTGTTTATTGGTGTTTACAATGTTATTTTTGATCTGCATGATTGCCGGAACGTCAGGGGTTACTCCAATAGAAACCACCACTTTTGCCAGTTCATCACACAATTTTCCGAACCCGTCCTGAAACCCGTTGAGGACTTCTTTTAAATTTTCCCCATCCCGGTTAAATTGAAAGCCGGAGCTGTCGAACGTGAAATCTGATTTTTCGTTCCTGAAGTAAATTTTTTCAACTTCACTTACGGAAACGATAACAGCTTTATTATTGGTAGAATAAATGCCTATTGTAACAACACTGTTTATTTTAGGATAAATCAATAATTTATTATTCCTGTTTTCAATGATTGAATTGATTGAGCATTTTCTAAAATCATTACCCGTAGTAAGGCTTATAACATGGCATTTATCATCAGTTATACTTACAACTTTTGCCGTATCTAAAACCACCGGAAACCGGTTAAGTAATTTTTTTAAACTCTCCATCCCTGTATGTTCTTCCTATATCAATTATTCTCCTGTAACCTCCGTTTGCACTTATATTGATCTCGACTTCATCCACAAAGTTTTTGGTGTTCCTTTCTTCATACTTTTTATCCACTACCTGTACTACCTGCCCATGTTCCACCCGTGACCAACCGAATGAGGTTATTGTGCCTTTATATCCGCCAAATCTTTTAAGACTTTTAAGACGGTTTTCAGCCATTGTTTTCAATTCCTTTTCTTTCATATCCATCGCAGGCACTTCCCAATGTTCAATATCCCCGCCCTCTTCTCCAACTTCGACCTGTGTATAGCTGCCATCTTTATTTTTAGACTTTGCATACAGTTTTACCTTTGCTTCATCCGGAAAAATGTACTGGAGGTTGTGATCAATAATATTTTCGCAGTACTGAAAAACAGGTTGAGCCTTAGAAACTTTTTCGTCGGAATAGATTTTCCCACATACCAGGCGCCCGTCTCTGAAAAAAGTATAAATCCCTGCTTTTTCCTGAAGCTCATTAAATACTTTTACAGCTGTGGTTTGTTTCATGGAAAAATCCCCGTAGAGTTCATCAATTGAGTCCAGTTCATAACCCGGAGCCACTGCCTGAATAATCTGCCGTACCGTTGCATTTTCAATGGAGACGCTCGTTTCTTTTCTTTTGAGCTGCCACATTTCGTCTTCACAATAGAGTTCATAAGGAATATTAACCCGCGGTGATCTTGCCACATATCCGGTAAACTCGGTAAATAACTGGCGATTGTACCCCAGTTTGATTTCCACCTTATCACCGACTTTTATAAAATTTCCGAGGTGTTCCACCGGTTTTAAAATTCCGTTCACATCATAATAATAGATGGCTTTAGGAAGTTTAACCGTTGCCGTATCCGTAAAGTTTCGCCAACTCTTTTTAATATTAATTTCAGTGGCGGCGGTGAACCTTAGTTTTCCGATCAATATTTCAACACATGGAACCATTATGGGGAAATGATAAAGGGGGTTTTACTTTTTGCCTCCAATTCAAAAGCCTGAATATGGGAATACCCAATCGAAGGTGTCAATATCAGTTTATGAATGCTCATATAATTAATGCCAAGCATTGTTAATAAGGTTCCCTCACACTCTAATAAAGACGTTTTCAATTCACAAACCCGTTGAAGCTCTTTAACCTGCTGCTCAGGATAATCGGTGCTGTCATAATTAATAATAAGCCCTCGGATCGTTAGCTGCCAGTCATCCAGTGCAATGAGTTCTTCCACGTTTCCGTCGCGCCCGAAAATATCGGTTTCCACAATCTTTTTTGGTCTGATGAGTTCAATAGTGGTTTCAAGCGGAAAAGAATATCCGCCGAACTGCTCACCGGTTCCTTCTATATAAGAGGGTTTCAAATCTATAAAATCCCAAACCGGCGTTCCCATTACGGAAACTTTGGCAAGTTCATTATGGGTTGGTAATATCTGTATATCATCAAACCCGTTAAAGAGTGCATCTGCGACGGTTTGGGTGGCAAAACCCAGCTTAAACGGAAAGTGTTGTTTAATCAGTTCTTTGACATTAATATTATAACTCGACATTTTCTCCCTCTTTTGCGTTAGCTCTTTTATTTTCAAAAAAAAGTACCCATTTCAGCTGCTCCCATTTATTCCAGAAGGTCTGGTCGTCTAGTTCTTCGGGGTAAGGAATTTTAAAATGATAACTTAACAGTGCACCCACTTTACGGATAAAATCAAATCCGGCTTCCTTATTAATGGGAAGCCCTAAACTTCCCCCAGTTCCGCCTCTAAAAATTCAACAATTCCGGATGCTTTAATCGCAGCTGAATCCGCAATGTCTCCCTTTATTTTTAGTCTTTCGTCCCCACCAAGCCAGCAGTTATCCCGGATAAACTCTCCGCACTCTAATAATTTGTGTTGTGAAAACATAGATAGCGCGGTGGCTTTGATTTCCCTTCCGGGTGGTTTCAGATAGCCGACAATAGAATTTCCGTCTTTATCTTTTACTGCTAATCTGTGGATTTTCCCGGTTGGGGATTTCTTTTTCCACTCTGCGATCTGTTCTGCGGTGATATTACCTTCTTTTGTTTCGTTTTTCATTTTTTTAAGTCTTATTTTTTCAGTTAATTGATTGTTAGTGTCTTTTGATGTAAAGGGGATACCCATTTCACGGCATTTGTCCCTTAATTCCTGCCGGTTCATTAGGCTGCAAAGTCTATGTCGTGAATGTATAATGGACTTTCTACTACAAGAGCGTCGTTGCTTCCCGCTTCGGCTGATCTTCCGTTCTCTTTGAACTTGCAGCCATAAAGGACGTGACAGACCTGTATTCCCGCATCATCCACATAGGACACTGTGATCGGGAAAGGTGCGATGTCCTGAAGCGTTTTACCTTTCGGAAGTTTCGCCTGAATGGCGTCCACCGTTTCACTTAAAAGCCCAATGCTTCCTTCACAGATTTCATCCCCTTGGGTATATCCAACCGATTTTGTAGTTCCTACGACTTTCACCGGATCAATGGCATCGGTTCTTTTATATTCTATTTTGGTAACGCCCATAAAAGTGGCTCCCAAAGCGGTAATGCGGACATTTCCGTAATTCCTGTATTTTCCGTTAATTCTTGTCTGAGTAAACATTTTATTGAGTATTTAAAGGGTTTGTGAAACCTACTTTCAGGGTAATCCTTCTTCCGATGGCTACCGGAATAAAGGTTAATAGCACGATAAATTCACTTGTTGCCAGTACATTCTGCTCCGGGTTAATGTAAGCATCCACACCGCCGCTTATATCACTGTTTGCCACCATCGGGTCAAGCGAAACCTTTGTCGTTGTTTCCAAGTCCTTAACCGTTTCCGGTGCCATAAATCCAGTGTTTTCATCGACATATAAACGTCCCTTTACTTTTGGGGTCAATGCTGCCTTGGCTAGTTTGATCGCCTTTTTTATGGATCGGTTATTTTCCCCATAAGCAAAATCTGAGGTAATTTTAGCGCAGGTATGCGTATCATTGATGTAGATTCCCGCCGTTGAAGAAATCCCGCCCAGATTGACAATAGGGGCAAAATAGATGTAGCCTTTTTCATCCAGAGTATCCAGATCCGTATCCGAATAATCGCTGAGCTTATTACCGGAACTAAGCCCTGGAATAATGAAAATTTCTTCCGAAACATTCGTCAGGTTAAAATCATTGATTTGTTCCCCTGCATTCTGCGAAACGTCCGACTTAGAAACCATTGCGGTGTAATCTTCTACCGCCGCATATCCTTTATAGAGATCATCACGGCTTGAAACCTGATAGTCGGCACCAATTACCACGGAAACGTCCGGGCATTCACTTAAAAGCATTCTTAAATTAAGAGCCGCTGCCGATGTTCCTGAAAAACTTCTGCCCTCAATATAGAGTTCTGAGTAGCGGTCTTTCACCCATTCTGAGTCCGCCAGAGCCTGCGCTTTATAAATAGCATCGATACTGTCTTTATCAAGCCCTGTTTCTATGGTCGGCGTATAATCTTCATCAGGATTTAAGGAAACACAAGCCTGAACAATTTCTCCGGCTTTTTCCCGTAATAATCTGGCTAAATAATTATTGTCTTTATCCACCATCTGCGTCAGGGTTACGCCCTGAGCAACCGGCATAAAATGCACTGTTATTGACGGATTGTGAATAAAAAACCTGCGTAGCCTTTCATATACGAGTACCTTATTGGTGGTGTCATATTCTGCGGTAATTCCGAGCGTTTCCACCTCCTGAATATTTTTTAGCGTGTAAATATTCCCCAATACCATTTCGGAGGTGGCGATAGCATTCATCACGCTGCCGGTCACCATTTCGGTGGATGGGTTTCTTCTCCCAAGCCCGCCGTTAAGCTTTTGTACTATCAGTCTGGGACGTAGCATCTTTCTTGGTTTTAGTGGTTGGTGTTTTATGTAAAGCTTCCATCTGTTTATTAGCGGCTTCCAGTTGTCCTTTTAGATTTTCATTTTCCTGAGCCACATTTAAAAGTTTTTCCAGTTCTGTGTTTGCTTCGGTAAGCAGGCGGTCTTTTTCAGCGTATTTTTCACGGAGTGAAATAACGGAAGTAACAGTTTCGTCGGTTTCTGCGTTTGCCGGTTCATAGTCCTGATCAAGATCACAAACTGCGTTTACATCTTCGATAATTCCTTCTAAGGCTTTTCGCGCCAGTTCAGAATTATGCAGAGCCTCCTGCAAATCCGAATCGTCCTCGTCCTGAGTCCCTTCACGAAAAAAGACTTCCGGCTCATTGTCAAACCCTCTTAAATCGTGGTAATCTTTAGCCGCCTTTTCGTCAAAAAAACATTGTCCGTTTTCTGAAATAAAAATTTTATTAGCCTCTGGGTATTTTTCAAAAAGCGCATTGGCTTTTTCCTGAAACTTCTTTTTGTTAGACATGGAATGAAATTTTAATTAATGTTTCCGGTTGCTCTGCTTTCTGCATTGACAGAAAGCAGGTACAGCCGGAGTTAAAATAGATATAGAGTTAAAAAAAGATTTAGTCATTAAGGGTTTGCTGAAATGATCGCCCCGAATCCGTATTCCTGCTTTTTATCACAAAGCCCATACCCCTGTAATCTGAATTCAGATTCCGGATCAGCATTGGTGGTGTCCTGATATTCCGGTTTATAAAGGATTTTTAATTTTTCCAGATGCCAGACCGTATTCGGGGAATAGAAAAATGTTGAGGCGTATTGATCGCCGGCTTCTTTAATTGATCCCCTTGCCTTGAGTTCCCCCGTTGGCGAATACAATGGAGCCGCATTATTTTCCCACATTCTTATTTTATAGAACCTTTTGAACTCTCCGGTATCTTTGTCAAATTCCAGATTATCCCTGTGGTTAGCGGTTCCGGCTTTATCAATTTTAAGATCGGAACGGTGATCAGAGTTCAGGATCATATTCCAGAAGTTGGGAGACTCTGAGGTATCATCGTCAATAAGGTTCAAGGTTTCAATTTCATTATAGAAATTGATCATATCCTGAAATGTCAGCCTTTTTCTGCCGTTAAATACGGCTCCGGTGGTTCTTAGTACCGGCATGGCTCCTGAAACGTTTTCCGCGGGTGCCAGTTTATTCAAAACATAATCCCGTATTCCTATCCTGAAACCCTGAGAATGCTTCACACGAACTTCGGATCTCTTGTCAAACGCTAATGCTCTTATCTCGGCATCGTTTACTTTTGTCGGGTCGGTATCCAGTTTGTCCCACGGGATGATGCTATTTTTACCGGTCATTGATTTTGCGGTAAAAGGAGCCGTATTATTGACATAAAACCCGACATTATTGATCAGCTTATTCTGACGAAGACCGTCAGCCGTTTTTGATCCTTCGGGTGCCGGTTCCAGTGCCGCCAGAAATTTATCATTGTAGTTTTTAAACTCCTTCAGTAATTGTGGGGCTACAAATTTGTTCAGATATAACCCGTCTATTAATTCTGCCATTTTTTAATCTTCAAATTCAGCGTTAAACAATTTTTCAAATTCTTCACGAGCTTCTTCATTAAGCCTTTCCAGACCTTTCGGGTCTTTTTCCTGCCAGTCGGAGAAGCTCCATTTTTCACGCCCGTTTAACAGTTCGTGTTTGTTTGCATCCACCACCGGCTTTTGTCTTTCCAATGTTCCGTTGGGATCCGGTTTGCCGGACATTCTTTCCAGTGATTTTGCTACCAGTGCATAATTTTCGATCGCATCATTTTTCCATTCGTCCTTTTCAGCATTGGTGATTTTACCGGATTTCAAGGCTCCGGAAATAAGAGCTTCCGCCTGCGTTTCCTTAAATACCTTTAGCTCATTTTCGAGTGTATCGGTTCTTTTTGCCTTTCCGAGTAATTCTTCCAGATGCTGTTCAAATTCTTTATCCGAAGACAAGACGGTTAATGTTCCCGCCAATCCTGCCGCAACCAAAGCGGCGAAAATTGCTTCCTTTTTCATTTCAGTATGTTGATTAATATTATTGTCTTCCGGTAGTTCAGAGTATAGGTTGAAGCATTCAAAGGCTTCTTCCGGAGTTTTATTCGTGATACTTTCAGCGTCCTGCCCGTTTTTTCTTTTTTTTGTCGGTTTGATCACCTTGTCACAAATTCCCAGTTGTAAACACTTATCGGAATCCAGCCAGTGATCCTGTCCGGAATCAAACCAATTTTTAATGGTCTTTTCGTCTGCATTTGTTCTTTCACCAAAGATTTTTCCGAGTCGGTCTTCACAGTTTTCAATCTGCTGTATCCCGTTTTTAAAATCATTTTTATTTCCGAAACATCCCGCCGTTACGGCGTGCATCATAAAGAAGGCGTTATCGTTCATTTCGATCTCATCACCGGCAAGGGCGATCACCCCGCCCATTGATGCCGCCATACCCTCAACAATGACTTTGGTGTGTCCTTCTGAATTCAGGATCAGGTCATAAATGGCGAGTCCTTCATATACGCTGCCTCCTCCGCAGTGCATTCGTATGGTTAAATCATGATTGTTGGTTAATGCATCCCTGAAAACCTGTTGAAACCTTTTATAATCGAACTCATCATATTTTCCGATATACCCGTACATCCTGATTTCAGCACCGCCGGAAACCTGATTTTTGAGCTGATAATGAAAGGGTTTTTTAGACATTTCTTTGATTTTGATAAGGCAAAGATTGGCTTAAAAACACCCCGAAAAAAGCTGCCCGTTAGCGGCTATAGAGTTTCATTTAGTGGTTGTATATTTTCATTTAGCCGCTAATTGCCAGCTTCGGTAAAGCCCTTATATAAAGCAATTTTGCTTCATATATATAAGGAATGAATGAAAAGAAAAAGCTGACGGGTGACGAGAAATATGCAGTTGCTCAGGACCTCTATTTAGAAACAGACAAAACACAGAAGGAAATAGCACAAATCATTCACGTCACAGAAAAAACTCTGGGTAAATGGAAAACCGAGGGAGAATGGGATATGCTTAAAAGTGCATCAACGGTTACAGCCCGAAAGATCATCGAAAACCTTTACAAAAAGGCGCACGCCCTGAGTGAAGATCCGAAAAGTAAGCCCAATGATATTATTCAGATCGCCAACAGCATTGAAAAGCTGTCGAATAAAAAAGTAACGGTCAGCCAGATCATTAATGTATTTAAGGATTTCACGACGTACGCCTTCACTCAGGACGCAGGACTGGCAAAGGAAATCAACCTTTTGCAAAAAAAATACGTGGACTATAAAATCGGGGAAAAGTAATGTCGGCACCGGCGATAGCAAAGAGGGATTATAACGAGTGGCTGGAGTTCTGTTCACAGGTTCAGAACGCCGCCGCCGTTGCTTTTAATGATACGGAGGAAACACAGAAAATAAGGATCAAAAGAGCATTAACAGACTACAATTATTTTGTTAAAACCTATTTTGAATTGTATGCCGATGCGGACTGCGCGGATTTTCATATTGAGTTTGCCAATGCCTGCCTTGAGGATCCGAACTTCTTCGGGATTGCAGAATGGGCAAGGGAACACGCAAAATCCGTTCACCTGACCATTATTATCCCGATGTGGCTCATTGCTCACAAACAACTCACGGGGATGCTTTTAATGGGCAAAAATGAGGATGATGCCTGTAACCTGTTATCCGATCTTCAGGCGCAGCTTCAATACAATAAACTCTTTGCCCACGACTTCGGGGAGCAGTACAATTATGGTTCGTGGGAGGACGGGGATTTTACCACAAAAGACGGGATACGCTTTCTAGCCTTTGGTCGTGATCAATCCCCGCGTGGAGCAAGAGAAAATGAAAAGCGTCCTAATTACGGCGTGGTGGATGACGTAGATGATGACGACATTGTACATAATCCCAAACGGGTGGATAAGGTGGTTAAGAAAATTCTCGGTGCCATGTATTTTGCCCTGAGTATCAAAGGGGCGCGTTTCGCAATGGGCGGGAACCGTATTCACCATAATTCAATCCTTTCCAATATAGTGGGTGACACCAAACCCGGATCCAAAAAAAGAGAGGGCATTTACCATTCTAAAGTAAAAGCCATTGAAAACGGAAAACCGGCGTGGTGGCAGCGGTATTCTTTGCAGGAACTCCTGAGGAAAATTGCTAAGGCGGGAACAGTTCTCGCCAAGCAGGAATTTTTTCACGAAACGGATATTGAGGGTAAAATCTTTAAAAACAAATATTTCCGTTTTGCCAAGCTTCCGCACCTCTCGAAAATGGATATCATCATCGGGTATTTTGATCCGAGTTTTGAAAACAGCCAGACTTCGGATTTTAAAGCCGTTTCGGTGTGGGGACAGGACAGGTTCAAACGCTACTGCATTAAAAGGTTTACCCGCCGCTGTGAACTGGAAGACGTTTTCGAGTGGATGATCAAAGTGGAGAAAAACCTGCCACCCGGTGTGGGGATCATCTGGTATATGGAGAAACAGTTTTATACGCGACCGGTAAAAAAAGCCCTGCGCCGTGCCTGTAAAAAATACAAATACCCGCTCAGTGTCCTGACGGACGAAAGACAAAAGCCCAATAAATACACCCGTATGGTAAGAATGGAACCAGAATATTCTTCCGGTAATGTGGTCTACAATGTAGAAGATGAAAATGATCCGGATATGGTGGAGGGTAATTTACAGGTCAAAGGAATAGAACCGGGATATAATACCGCAGACGACGCTCCGGATGCCGATGAAGGCGCGTGGTTTTTTCTGGATCAGTTTGTCGTGTCTGATTCTGAGGACTGGGACGAAAATTCCCTCGGTATGGGAAAACACGAAAGAAACAATGATAACACTTATTAAAAATTGTAACAATGCCTTTTTTAACAGATACAGACTACGAAGTACAGATCCGCAACTGGATCAAACAAATTATTATCCAACGGAAAGAAGATGTTCAGCACCAAGCCGAGCTTGCCGCTCAGGCAGAAATGGAAAGTTACCTGCGACAAAGATATAATGTAGCAACGATTTTTTCCGCCACCGGAGACGACAGGAACGCTCTTATTATTATGTATATGGTTGACATCGCTGTATATCATTTACACGCCAATTCTGCCGGAGATGTCATTCCCGAAATGAGGATTATCCGCTATAACGCTGCCAAAGACTGGCTCAAAGCTGTTGCTAAAGGTGAGATTTCGCCGGATTTATCGGAAAAGCCCAACGAAGGAGAAGATGGTGAAGGAACCGGAAACCAGATAATCGAATTCGGAAGCAACCCGAAATATTCGGAACGCTATTAATTACCCTTTAAATACCTTTTAAATGAAATTTAAAATGCAAGCGATCACCGATTTTTTACATAATGCCTTCGGTGGTGGTAAAGATAAAGACTATGAAAAAGCCGTCACCCAAATGGTGGACGCGATCAAGCGTCAACGGACTTTGTACAATAAAGAAATAAGGGACTGGAAAATAGCAAAGTATACCGCTCTTGATCCGATCATACCTCGCCGTAAACTACTTATTGATATTATGGAGGAAGTTCTGGACGATCCTTTTATTTACGGACGCAGTGAAACACGAAAATTAAGGGTTTCCAATAAGGCGATTGATGTAATTGGAAGTGACGGAGAAGTTGACGAAGAAAAAACAAAGCTACTACAAAAGCTATGGTTTAAAAACCTGATCAAATATACCCTTGATAGCATTTACTTTGGTTATACCCTTATGTATCCGAAGGAAATGGATGAAAACGGGCTGATCAAAAAGCTGTCTTTTGTGTACCGGGATCATATTGTACCGGAAACAACGGAACTATTGATTAATCCCTATGATCTGCACGGCGAAAACTTTACGGAAGGAAACCTTAAAAAATGGACGCTCTGGGTGAATCATGAACACTCCATTGGGATTTTAAATAAAGCAATTCCGCTCTGGATTTTTAAAAAGCATTCATGGCAGAACTGGGATGAGTTCGAGGAAATGTTCGGAATACCGATGCGTACTGCCAAAGTGGCTTCCACTGATCCCCGCGTAAAAAATGAAATTGATAAATGGTTAAAAGATTTGGGTTCCGCCGGATGGGCAAGGTTCCCTGAAGGGGTGGAAATTGATATTAAGGAGTCGAACAGCCGCGACAGCTTTAACGTGTTCAACGAAAAACGAAAAGCCTGTAACGAGGAACTTTCCAATCTCTTTGATGGAAATTCTGAAACATCAAAAGATACCGGAAGCCGTGCCAAAACCGGTGAGATCATTAACGCTACGCAAAAGCTCATCACAATGGATGATGAAACCTTTGTGATGTTTTTTATCAATGACGAAGTCCTGCCGTGGCTCCGTGGGATCGGATATCCTTTTGATGAAAAGGACACCTGCCGGTGGAATGATAACGTTAAATTATCCCCAAAGGAAAGACTGGACATTTTTAAAGGCGTTAAAGATTTGGGATATAAGGTCAAAAAAGAACAGATCGAAACCGAGCTTGATGTGGAAATTGTCGGGGAAATTTCGGGCGATCAGCCGCCGCCAATTCCGCAAAACAGATACAGAAATTTTAATACGCCTCAGGGGTTTGGAACCCCAGCCCACTATAAAAGCTCAACCGGGGCGACTTTAGAATTTGAAACTCCGGCAAATGTCAGGGATATAACACCGCAGGAAGAAAATTTTTTACGGCTGCTGTATGAAAATCCCGGAACCATCAACTGGAGCTACAACGAATTTAAAGCATCACATACGCCATTATTGGAGGCAATAAAACAGGGGTTCGGGAAAATGGATTTTGATTTTGACAGTACCGACCATCGCAGAATGAGGGCTTGGATGAATAATATACACCGCTTTGGGGCAGATAAAACACAGGCGGAAGTCTACGAGCTTAATGAAATGCTGAAGGATCCGGAAGTAAAAAGTTTTAACGATTTCAGGAATAAGGCAAAATCAGTATTTCCGAACTATAAAGAATTTTATCTGAGAACAGAATGGGATCACGCGAATGCATCCTCCAACATGGCAGCGCGGTATCTGGAGATGATGGACGATATGGAGATTGCTCCCTATTGGAGATTAAACGCCATCATAGATGAGGGTACGACGGTTGTTTGTCGAAGTCTGGACGGGAAAGTCTTTGATAAAAGAGATCAAAATTCATGGAAATTCTTACCTCCGTTACATTGGAAATGCCGCACAGATGCAGAGGATATTTTTGATGACTACGAAGGAGAAATAACCAATTTTGAGGAAGCCATACAAACAGATCCGTACGGATGGGAACGAATGCAAAAACAGGGATTTGATGTCAACTGGGGAGATAGTGACGAAATCTTTACCCGTGCGCAAAGCTATTTAAAGAAGCTGCCGCAAGACTCCACGCCTATCGATGTTGATGATCTGGGGATTACCGACTATGGACTTGCCGAGTGGGCGAAAGTCAAAAAACATACTTATCCAAAAAAAGTGGTCACCATCAAAAGCCACATCGATAAAACGGGAATGGCGCGGGTTATTACATCCGAAAACCTACCGGTCTGGGTGGATACTGAAGCTACAAAAATGAATGATGATTTGTTTACCCAATTAAAGGAAACATTAACGGATCCGGATGAAGTGTACTGGAGTGATTCCGGTAAAATTCCTGAGACGGTATTCATAAGATTTTATAAGGACGGAGCTTTCAAAGTATCCACCCAATCTGTCAGAGTGACACACTCTGAAATGATCACCGATGTAGACACCGTCCGTAAAGGTTTACTTGTGAACACTCCAAAAAAATAAAAGAACAATGAACGGTTTACAGTACGCTTTAGATTTAATTGATCGTTCCTTCTCCGGCGGGATCAACCGCGCACGAAATGAAACGCGGGGCTTGGATAATGCCATCAACTCTACCAATAACGGGATAGGAAGATTAAGAAATACCGGACAAAATACCTTTAGCAGCCTTGCAAAATATGCAAAGACTGCGGGGATTGCTATTATTGCTGCGTTATCGGTGGGTGCCGTGATCAATTTCGGAAAAGAGATCACCGGCATTACTTCCAAATTCGAGGGAATGGAAAATGCCATTGTCTTTGCCTCCGGTCAACAGGGGGCAAAAAACATGGCGTTTCTTGACACCACGATAAAAGATCTTAATCTTAATATGGAGTCCTCATATAAAGGATTTCAGACATTAACCGGATCACTGAAAGGTACTGCTCTGGAAGGACAAGGGGCGCGGGATATTTTCGAAGCGGTCGGGATCGCTGCTTCTGTTATGAATTTATCGGCGGAACAAAGTGAAGGAGCGTTTCTGGCGATTTCTCAAATCGCCAGCAAGGGAAAAGTGTCGGCCGAGGAACTGCGTGGCCAGCTGGGAGAAAGATTACCCGGAGCATTGGCAATTGCTTCCCGTGCTATGGGAATGACGCAGGTACAGTTCAACGAAATGTTAGATAGCGGTAAAATTATGGCGGAGGATTTCCTGCCTAAATTTTCAAAGGAATTAAAAAATACTTTTGAGGGCGGTTTACCGGCAGCCATGAACTCCATGCAGTCTGCGATCAACAGACAGGAAAATGCGTTAACCCAGTTTAAACTCAAAACCGGGGAAACATTCAGACCGTTGATTATCGGGGTATTGGATGCCGGAAATTTCTTGTTCGGGTTCCTGGCTAATATGATGAATTACACCGAGCCGGTAACAAATGCTCTTTCAGGAGTGGCGGAAGCTTTTCAACCGGTGGTGGATGCGATCAGAAATAACGGTTTCATTCAGTTTTCAGGAGATACCAATTTCGCAAAAATGGCGATGGAAGGTATCGCAGGAATGATCCGGTTTTTAACGCCACTTTTTGAACTGATTGGAAAGATCATTGCCGGCGTGCAAACAGCTCTTAATTATGTTCGTATTGCTTTAGTGGATAATATTAAGGCTATGTATGAATCGGGAAATGTGGCGCAGTTCCTTTCTAATGTCATGGGGATTTTAACATGGGTGTGGGAATTGATCGCACCGGCAATCAGCTACGTTGGGGAAATTCTGGGCGCAGTGATCGGGGTTGTTTTTAAAGCTGTGGATGCCATACTTGGGGTTATTAATGCCCTATTGGAATGGGGTAAAAAAACGGTCTGGGTACAGCGGTTATTAAATGCACTCGTCGGAGTGGTTCATTCCGTATTTAAAAGCATTAAAGATATTGCGATAAATACTCTGGGTGGCGTGGGCGATTTGCTTGTCGGTATTTTCACCCTTGATACGGATAAAATAAAGTCGGGATTATCGAAAGGATTTAATGCGGTCAAAGACACCGCAAAATTGGTTCCTAATGCAGTAAAAGGGGCTTATGACGGATGGAATAAGGAACTGGAAAAACCTATCAGCAAAGCCGTTAAAATCACCACTCAAAATAAGGTAATTACCCCCGCCGGTGTTCCACCTCCTTCCGGCTTGGCTGCTCCGGGTGGAAAACCTTCTGCCGCTTTGGAGCCACAGGCAGGCGGAAATGCAAAAGGTAAAAAGGATATAGCCAAAAATTCCCTGTCAGGAACCGGAACCGGTGGAGACGGAAAAAAAATGATATTCAATATCCAGTCTTTTGTGAAGGAACTCACCATTAAGACCACCAACATCAAAGAAAATCCGCAGGAGATCAGAAAAATACTGGAACAGATATTTAATGAAATGATCGCCGATATAGAAATAAGAGCCAATGCGTAGACAGAACAATGCACAGGAGCTAGACAGGCTCCGTGCTAAATACAGGAATTTTAAAAGAACTATTCCGCAGAAAGCTGCCATTACAATGGTGAACTTCTTTAAACGAAATTTTAATGTCGGTGGCTTCGTGGATGTCCCTTTTCAGAGATGGAAAAAAAGCACGTATCCCGGTGCCAGAACCACAATGGTACGTTCCGGGAATACGCGCCGGGAAATTAAAAAAATACAGGTTTCAGAGTCGCGTGTTGTTGTGGGAATAGGTAATCATAACCATTACGCAAAAATCCATAATGAGGGCGGGAAAATTTTGATCACTCCGAAAATGCGTAGGTTCTTCTGGGCAAAGTATAAGGAAACCGGAAAGGAGTATTGGAAATGGCTTGCCCTGACCTCAAAAACACATATTGAGATCCCGCAGCGAAAATTTATTGGGGACTCGAAAGCACTCGAAAAAACATTGGATCGTATGGTACTATCGGAACTTAAAAAAATATTATTATGAGTATAAAAGGAGTTGTTTTTAAAGAAATATCCGACCATCTGGAAGCGCAGGTTGAGGAATTGATTTACATTGATAAAGACCGCGGACAGGTTGAAAAGGAAAACATTGTAATGGTTCCAAAACCCGCCGTTTTAATCTCTTTCATGCGTTTTGAGTGGTCAGACATCGGGAACGGGATTAAAGAGGGAAAAGGAGCCGTTCGTGTGCGTGTCATTTGTGAGAATTATGCGGAAAGCTATACGGGAAGTATTGATCAGGAGCTGGCACTGGCATTTTTTGATCTTAATGAAAAAGTGGATGGCGCACTGGAGGGACTCAGCGGTACAAAATTCAGTGAATTGAAAAAAGTGGCAGACGAAGACGACCTGGATCATAATAACATCATCGTAACGGTTTATGAATATGAAACCACCATTACCGATGATACGAAGGCAAACTGCTCCAAAATGATAAAGGTTGATGCCGAGCCAATTGTAAAATATGTTGCAAAAGAAAACCTGCCGGAAAGGCAGGTTAATATTCAGTCGGATTTTGTCGTTAAAATGTGATTATTTATAATAATCTTTTGCCGTGGTTACCACTATTTTAGATTGTCCGTTTGTTCCTACAGAAAGGGCGGCCACGTCTGATAAAAAATGGGTGGTAACAGTTTCTCCCGCTTTAGTATCTTTAAAGTTTATGGCGCGACTCCAAAAATTGATATAAAATTTGATAATGTTTTCAGTATCTCCAGAAATATCTACTTTCTGAGTAACAGGGAAATCATATCCTTTAACTTTCTTGTTTAAATAGCGTATCCATATAACGGCAGGTTTTGCATTCCCTGATACAATTTGTTGCACATATTTTTGTTTAAAATATTCGCCATGCTGTGTAAATTTTTCGTCAGGGGTAAAACCCATTTTATGCAAAAAATGATTGATTGCAAACCCTCCTTCACGATCTATTCCAATATTAGTTAACAAAGTTTCATATTCATTTCCGGCAGCCGCAGATATATCTTCATCTTGCAGTTGTGTTTGAGAAAAGCATAAAAAAGGAAATAATAAAAGGAATAATAACTTTTTCATAATTAAAGGTTTTTATAATGCCCAGTTCTTCTGACAATTAACCAGATTGTCTCTCTTTTTAATGATCCGATATATTCATCAGCAAGCAAATCTAAAACATGCTCACTGTCGAGATGTTTTGTATCGGTATAATAAGCGAATCGTTTACGGATACGTTCATTTCGCTTCATTATATCGTCCTGTTTTGTGTCTTTTACTTCTGTCATAATACAAAAGTAAAAACTATTCTCATTTCCTGCAAGTTGGCGTTATTTGTCTATGAGGAAACTATAATTAAACAAAGCTACACAGAAAAATAAAATTTGAATTACGAAATACCGTAAAAATACGGTGATTGTATTTGAAAAATATTATTATTTTTGGAGCATAATTTTAACGATACACAGCGTAAGCTATCGTTTTGGACAAGGAAAACTGCGAATCTTCTAACGCCCAAACTCGATAGACTTACGCCCGTGCTTACCTATATGGGTGCGGGCTAAGTCTTTCTGGGCGTCAGGTTCTTCGCAGTACCTCCTTGTCGGATTGGCTTTAGTTCCGCACCTTTTGCATTTACAACCTGGCGGATCTTGTCACTCATTTTTAGCTTACCTGAAAATTTAATAGAAATTCATGGTTATTAGTTTCGGTATGGAGATATACCGGTGATGCTTCCCTCAATGGAGGGTTTTGTGTAGTGCCGCCCGATCTGTATGATCAATGCCCGTAGAAATAGTGGGCGGTTCTACCTTTTTTTGAATATGAATAATTATATAAATATAAGAATCATGGAAGTACTTAATCGCTCGGATTAGAGAATAAGTTCCGTAATATCCCGAAGAAAAAATAGGGTTTTTACGGATCATTGAAACAACCAAATAAAATAAGTTCGCAACACTAAACAATTCAAATATGAAAAAAAGTTACATTGCTGCACTTTTCTTGTGCGCATTCCTGACTGTATATGCTCAGGAGGTTATTTGGCAGAAAGACATCCAATCCTCTACACAGGATTTTCTAAGCCAAATTACCACAACAATTGACGGACAATACCTCATTACAGGTAGTTCCATCCAAAAGAGTAAGCCTCAGGCTTCAGATAGTAAGCAGAACAGCGGTTACGATTTCCATTTGGTCAAACTTGACCAGCAAGGGAAGGAAGTCTGGGAAAAATATTTTTCTGGAAACAATCATGACTTTCTCGTCGCTGCCGTAGCTACAGAAGAGGGCGGATTTCTCCTTTCAGGCACTAGTTATTCATCGACAGGGCTGGATAAGAAGGAGAATTCCAAAGGCGGTTCAGATTTATGGCTCATTAAATTGAACGAATCGGGCGATGAAATCTGGCAGAAAACCATAGGTTCAGCCAGTGACGAAGAAGCTAAAGCCGTGATCCAAGCCACAGATTTAGGATACTTTATCGCAGGAAACGTTCAGAACTCGGCTAGAGGCTACGGCTCTAAAGATGCACTTATTATTAGACTTGATAAGAACGGAAAAGAATTATCACAACTTATTTTAGGGGGAAAAGGGCTAGATGAAGTAGAGAAAATGATTCCCACGAAAGACGGAGGAGCTTTATTAGGAATATATTCCCGAAGTAATACAGGAGGAACTAAGAAAACAGAAAACTATGGCGAGGGTGATTACTGGATTGTAAAACTAGATAAATTCAGTAAAATAGAATGGGAAAAGAATTTCGGGGGAAAAGCAGATGATCATTTGAGAACATTGGCTTTAACTTCAAATGGGTATGTCATAGGTGGTGAAAGTCGTTCAGCACGATCAGGAAACAAAACGGCAGATATAGAAGAGGGAACTGATCTTTGGCTTATATCGTTGAATGAAATAGGAGAAGAAATCTGGCAGAAATCTTACAATTTCAAAAACAGGGATGTGTTAATGGGAATAAGTATTTTACATTCTGCGGATGATAAATTTTCTAAAGGAGTTTTATTAGGGGGTTATACGCAAGCTGAAGGAAGAATTGAAAATGACGATGAAACCTTCTGGATGCTGTATCTGGATCAAAATGGGGAAGAAAAATGGAGAAAATATGTGCAAGGTGAATCACGTCAAAGAGAGGAAAGACTATCTGATATAAAATTGAACAGGGATGGTTCCATTATTCTGGCAGGTACTAGTGCAGAAGAGTTAGGCAAAGAGAATTGGAAGATTGTAAAGTTGGGAGACAGTCAGGTGGATAAATTGATTGAAAAGCAAAATATTAAGGTTTATCCTAATCCGGTGACTGATTATACCTATGTTGAGATTGGAGAAGACTTTAGAGAAGCGGATATTCTTTTATATGATATGAGTGGTAAGCTTTTGCATCAGACCAAAACCAAGAATAAGATAACCAAGATCAATACCCAGCCATTGATTCAGGGAGCTTACCTGATCACTATTAAAACCGATACTAACAAATCAGCAAATGCTAAAATTATTAAACAATAAAAACATATATTATGAAAAGATTATTAGCAATTATATTTGTTTTTTTTCTTACTTATTATAATGGTCAGATTGAAACAGATACATTATCAAATACAAATTCGGTCACAGCTACCATAGGAGATGCGCCATTTGATGCGCAGCCTGATAGTAACCCATTTAATTTTAATACATTAAATCCCAGTTCAATAAATACATATACAGGAAAAGCAGATATTTCAATTCCATTATATGATGTCAATTTCGAAGGCATGGCCATTCCCATTAGACTTATTTATAATTCAAGTGGAATGTTAGTTGATCAATATGCTGGGGAGGCTGGCTTGGGATGGTCATTATATTCGGTAGGAGAAATTACCAAGGAAGTAAACGGAAATTATGAAGATAATGAGGGGCGGGATAATTGGAAGGCATATTTGCGAGGACTTCCTACGGTACCATCGACAGATTTTCCTGACTTTTATAGTATTAATTCACCCAATCTTTCAGGGAGATTTTTTATCGATAAGGATTTAAATATAAGAGAGCTGGAGGGCTTTAATACTGCAAGTATAAACTTTGTTAGAGCGAAAACAGCAGAAAGTGAAATTCTTAAATATGGGTATGTTTCAAATAAAAACTATGGATGCCCTCCTGGTCCTTCGGGACCTTTTGTTTCCTATTTTATACATACATTAATAGGAACCTGTGCTACCTCTGAAACACCCGGAAACCATTATGACACGCAAACTATTAAAATAAACAAGAATAAATTTACATATACCTTTTCAGAATTTGAACATGTCAATATAAGGACTAAAACAAAAGATGAAGCATTTAGAGGATCAAATACATTACCAGAGGAAGGTACTTCTGGTTCTGACATGGAATATCATAACAGTTATAAATTAACAGAAATAAAGGATAACATATCTAAAAAAACCTTACAGGTTAGTTACATACCTTTGGCCAGATTTGATCTAAATTTTAAGAAAGACAGAATATGGGAAAAATTAATCCATAGAGTAGATAATGGTTCTGTAACGAATAAATTTAGGACATTTAAAAATTTTGACATTTCAACAAGGGAGGAATATATAAGAAAATTAGTTTCTAAGATCAAAACCGATGATGTGGAAATTATTTTTAATTATGAGAACCTAAGAGAAGACAGGATTACAAAGAATATGGTTTTAAGTGAAATTCCTCTTTCTCCCACGGTGGAATATACTGGACCGTTTTGGGGAGCAGAACTGATTAACCCAGCTGTTAAAGAGCCTCTTTTAAAGTCAATATTTATTAAAAATAATTCAGGTCAAATAATTTCCCAATATACATTTATTTATGATTATTTTAATTCAGGATGTACAGACAGCCCGCTTTGTAAAAGGTTAAAACTTGTGGCTGTTGAAAAAGGATTCGGAGAAAACAATATCAATAAGGAGACCTATAGGCTTTCATACTACGAAGACAGGAACTTACCTAAGATTACTTCTTTCAATAAAGATGTGTTTGGATTTAAGGGTGATTTTAATGAGGCTTCTTTAACAGATTCTTACGGATTTCCTGTAAGGCCTTATTTATATAAGTATAATGAAACAAGAAATACTATTAATTTTTCGTATTTCTCACCTTTAAAGGTTCCTACACTAAATCCTGTTGCCGTTTCAGGATCTTATGATCAAGGAATTTCAGGACTTGAAAATATTCGAGCATGGAGCTTGAAAACTATTACCTATCCTACTCAAGGAGTTCAATCGTTTATTTATGAACCTCATGAGTTCTTTTGGAAAGGAACCAAGATCATTGGAGGAGGGCTTCGAATAAAAGAAATCAAAATGTTAGATCCAATAAAAAATAAAACATTAATAACAAATTATAAGTATGGTGATGGCCAAGTATCAGCTTTACCAATGGCAACAGGTGAGCAGGATATAGCACAATATGGGCCAACTGAAATAAAAAGCAGTATCCCCCAAAGTTTTAATACAGTAATGAGCAGATCTAAAGGAAGCTATGTAGTTTATCCAAATTCCAGACAAATAAATCCAGATGGAGGTTATACTGATTACAGGTATAGCAGTTATACTGAATACCCTGAGTCTTTAAAATATAAATGGCTGATGTCAGGTTCTTATATAGATGTAGATTTGGATAGCTATTTATTTTCAAAAAACAGTGTTAATTCTAAAATCTTTAATTATGATTACCTAAGAGGGAATCTATTAAGCCAGAAGATTAATGATAAAAACAATAACTTATTAAAAGTATCCGAATATCAGTATACTGCAACGCAGTACCCATCTCCTGTTTTGGGAGAACAACAGAGATATCCTAAAGTCCGATATTTGTATTGGCCGATTAATGGTACCTATGATGGTAATTTTCCGGAACAGACAACTTATCAAAATTCAAGTCTTATCAAACGAAACAATGTTACCAAGAAAATTGAAACAGAATATTTCGCTGGAAACACTATTCAGAAAGAATCAAGCATGACTTATACAGATCGTTTCAATCTTCCTAAAACCATTACCATTACAGGGCCTTTAATCAATGAAACAAAAATATACAACTATGCTTTTGAAGGCAGTGATGCTTTATTGAATGCAAATGTAAATTATGAACAGCTTCAACTAGGGAATGAAAGGAAAATGGGTAATGAAGCTGTAGAAAAAACAAAAATCACCTTTTTTAGTACAAACAATCTCGTAGTACCCAATGCTAAATATACTTATAATTTTGCTGTAAATGATTGGATGAAAGAAAAGGGATTTGATGTGTATGACAATAAGGGAAATATTCTTCAGCAATCTCGTATGGATAAGCCGACTGTAATAATTTGGGGATATAAACAGACAAAACCGATCGCAGTAATTGAGGGTGCTACTTATGCACAGGTTATGCAGGCATTTGGGTTAGATCCTAATAATAACATTTCATATTTAGATTTGGATATCGTTAAAAAATCCGATTTGGATATTGACGATTCAACCGAAGATAATCTTATTACCGTCCTTGATAATTTTAGAAATAAACCGGAATTGAAAGACTTTAAGATTACTACTCACACTTTTGACCCATTGATTGGTGTAAAATCAAACACACAGGAGTCAGGAATCCGGATAAAATATAAATTTGATGGTAGTAACAGAGTAGAAAAAGTATTAGATAATAATGAAGATACGGTAAAGCAATATAATTACAATTACGCTACTACCAGATACTATAATTCTGAAAAAAGCCAAAGTTTCACTAAAAATTGTGGAGGTACTGGTATTGGAAGTACCCACTTATATATTGTTCCAGAAAACAAATATTCTTCATTGGTAAGTCAATCTGATGCTGATGGCAAAGCAGAAAATGAAATCAATTCCAATGGTCAGAACTATGCAAATAATATTGGAACTTGTACGACATTATCTTGCTCGATAGTAAAAGGATCAGGAATTAACGTGTTAAATTATGGTTCAATAGTATTGTATGGTAGTAGTAGCCCTTCTAATTTTAGAGTTCAAATGGGTTACCCAATTAATACCAGCCTAAACTGGAATACAGGAGTGATAGTTGGAAAGATTATTGGGAACTGCCAATCACCAAATATCAGGACTTCTACAACGTACTTTAACGGAGTATGGGGTATTACGGTTAATCCAGATGGAAATATAATTGTAAGATTTGTTCCCGGTGCAACCTCTACAGTACCACCTAACAATACACCAATCAATTTGGACTTCGCACTTCCAATAAACTAAATATCGGAATTATGAAAAAATATATTATACAACTGATTATATTCTTTGTATCATTTGCAGCTTCTGCGCAAACTACATTATCCAATACAGAGAATTATACTTATATTAAAAATTGTTTAGATCAAAGTTGTTCCAGAAAATCAGAAGCAGTTAAGTACTTTGATGGTTTAGGTCGGCCTATACAGACCATAGGTATAAAAGAATCTCCTACGGGAAAGGATATTGTAGTTCCTGTTGTCTATGATGATTTCGGGAAGAAGATCAGAGATTATCTTCCTGTTCCTCAATCAAACACTACGAATGGAGCATTATATCAGCAGAATTCTGGTTTGGTTCCGTATCCTGTAAATGATGTTACAAATTTTTATGCAGGAGAAAAGATTTATTCAGAACAGATTATTGAAAACTCTCCTTTGAATAGAATTCTTGGACAGATCCAAATCGGGAATGATTGGAGTAATAAGCCTATTACTCTTGGATACGCAGCTAATACAACCTCTGATAATGTAAGAAGCTTTAGTGCTATCTCTATATGGGAAAACGGAGCAACTAAGAATACATTGACAGATTCGGGTATATATGCGAATTCTCAACTGTATAAAAACAGTGTTAAGGATGAAGACGGTAATGAGACAATAATATTTAAAAATACTAGGGGATTTATTGTTTTAGAGAGAAAAGTGCTTGGGGCCAATAATTACGCGGACACCTACAATGTATATAATAAATACGATCAACTTACGTATGTACTTCCTCCACTTGCAGCAGCAGCTTTGGACATTGCAACCAATGAAGTTAAACAGAGTAATCTTTGTTATCAAAATAGATATGATGGTAAAAATCGATTAGTAGAAAAAAAACTTCCCGGCAAAGGTTGGGAATATATGATCTATGATAAACAGGACAGGTTAGTAATGATCCAAGACGCTGACATGCGTCCTACAGGTAAATGGTTGTTTACTAAATATGACAAGTTCTCACGACTTGTTTATACTGGAATAGCCAATATAGGAGCTAATTTTGGAAGAAGGCCGGTACAAGAGTCTGTAGATTATTATGTGTCTACAGGAGTTCCAGCCAATGAAGAAAGGAATACTTCAGGAATAACCAAAAACGGTATGACAGTTTATTATACTGGTGGGGTATACCCTTTTGAATCTCAGTATGATGCAATTCTTTCTGTCAATTATTATGATATTTATCCAGCTTACAGTTTCAATCCTCCTTTTCCAACAGCAATATTTGGAAACCCTATTTTAACAGATAATCCATCAACTAGTGGAAAAAGTACCAGAAGCCTTCCTTTAATGTCTTTAGTAAAGAATATTGAAAATGACAGCTGGACAAAGATCTATAATTATTATGATACCAAAGAAAGAGTTATAGGGATCCATTCTATAAATCATTTGGGGGGGTATACCAGAATAGAAACCGAATTGGATTTTACAGGAATGGTCTTACAGACCAAAACTTACCATAAAAGGCTGAGTACTGATACCGAAAAGGTGATCACAGAAAACTTTGAATATGACAACCAGAATAGATTACTAATACACAAGCACAAAGTAGATAACAATCCTTATGAGATTTTAACCCAAAACGAATATAATGAGATTTCTCAGCTGAAAACTAAAAAAGTAGGGGGAACCAACCCTGCTTCACCACTCCAGACAATAAATTATGCTTATAACATCCGGAGCTGGCTGACTAAAATCAATGATCCTGAGAACTTGGGTAATGATCTGTTCGGGTATGAGATCAGATATCAGAACCCTGTTAATACTACCCTGTCCACCGGAAAATATAACGGAAACATTGCAGAGATCAATTGGAAAGTCTCTAACTCCAGCACCTTCAAACGTTATTCCTATCAGTATGATGGACTTAACCGTCTGACTTCAGCAGTATTTTCCCATCCACAGGCTACTGTACCGGTAAACCATTTCAATGATGAAACTGTGCAATATGATCTAAACGGAAATATTACCCATCTACAAAGAAATGCCAAAAGTCTTGTTGGAAATACCCCAGAACAGATTGATGATCTTGTTTATGAATATACGGGAAATCAGTTACGAACCATCGATGATGATAGCGGAAACCCTACAGGCTATGAAGGTGGTGGAAATGATATACTATATGACGTCAACGGAAATATGACCAACATAGAGGATAAGAATATCCAGCAGATCGGGTACAATTATCTGAACCTGCCTAATGTACTGTCTATTGCTAATAATAAGAAGAAAATACTCCATACTTACAGGGCAGATGGTGAAAAGCTCAGGAAGGTCTTCAACAGCAATTATGAAAACGGAACTTCTTTTGCCACAATTACCGAGTATCTGGATGGTTTCCATTACCTTACCACCCATGGAACTCCCCAAAATGATGTTAATCCCACAGAATTTGCTTATGAACAAGAAGTGTTTATAAGCAAGGTTCTGGAGTTGAAGCCCAATCCTGAGCTTCAGTTTTTCCCTACTGCTGAAGGATTTTACGATTATCAGAAAAATGAGTATATTTATCAGTATCAAGATCATCTGGGCAATGCAAGGGTAAGCTTTAGGAAATATATATCCGGAGGAGTAGAGATCACAGATCAGAATGATTATTATCCGTTTGGGATGAATATCCCAAGGGAGGAGAAGGCGGTCTTTGGAACAGCTAGTTTGTATAGTTACAAGTTTGGTGGTAAAGAGTTACAGGAAGCAGGAATGTATGATTATGGGCCGAGATCTTATTTTGCTGATTTTGGTAAATTTGGAACTCATGACCCATTAAGTGATTATACTTTAGACCCATACGGTTTTGCTTATAGCAATCCTCTTTTCTTTACAGATCCTACAGGGTTAAGAGGAGACCCTATAAACGGAGAAGGTGGTGATGGTGGCCCAAAGCTTGACCCTAATGCTTTAGGTGGGGAAAACAATCCTTATCCTATACAGGAAGTAGTAATAAATGGTCCTTTAAGGGCTATTGCTTCAAACCCGGCTTCTATTATGCCTTCTAATTGTCTAGTGTGTTATGGTGGTCTTGGTATGACAGTTAATTTACCTCCTGCCTCTGTTGCACCTCCTCAAATCTTCTTTCCTGCTCATTATTATGATAGAGGAGTAACATGGATGGGGCCGGCAGACCTTGGAGCGATGTTAGCCACCAACAAATTAGCTGATCAAGTTGGGGAGAGAGATGCCGAATTTATAATGATGTTAGCTACTGTATTGTTGATACCAGCAGGTATGAATAAAACACCAGCTCCTAAATCAAATTTATGGAAAGTCGGGCCATACAAAAAAATGAGAGGATTAGAAAAAGGCCTTGACGCACATCATGTAGGGCAAAGTGCTGCAATGAAAAGACTTGTACCTGGATATGATCACAGTACGGCACCGTCAATATTAGTCCCAAAACTAGGACATACAGTAAGTCAAGCAGGTGCTGGCATCGTTTCAAGATCAACGAAAGGCTTTACAAATGCTCGTCAAGTTTTAGCTAGGGATATTTTTGAACTGAGACGTGTTTATGGTGAAAAAGGTATACCCAATAGTGCTTTACAAGAATTAATACAAATGAATAAAACAATGTATCCTAACGCTTTTAATAAATAAAATTTATGACTAATCAAGAATTAATAGAGAAAATATATTTAGAATCTACGAAAGGGATAAAAGAAGAATGGTTTATTAGTGAAGTCCCTCATTGGTACAGCTATATTATTAACCTTCCGAAAGATTTGCAAGTTACATATTTAACTGTAGTGTTAGAAAATCAAGTTTTGAATGGGGGCTTCCATCAATATTTTGTAAATGGGTATGGGCAATTTTCAAAGGAAACAATAGAAGCTTTGATAGAAATAGGCGCTTTTAAAAAATCAAATTTATTAGATAAAGCCTTAAATATTGTAAAAGATGAATATTTGAGTGATGAAGAGTTCCGAAGAGAATTAGTAGATAAAACTCTTAAAAAACTTTTTATTGATGATGATTTATTTGATCCTTTGGGAGAATTAGATGATATATACTATGATATTGAAGATGAAGACATAGAGGACTTATTAGGAGATTATTTAAGAAAATCATTTAAGGAAATTTAAAATGAATTCTGTAGAATTAGTGAAAATTTTCAATCGAGATGTCATTGAAGAAAATTTAGGTTTATATAAAAATTTATTGGAAACAACAACACAAGCTATAGATCCAGTTTGGAAAGCCATAATTTCTATGTATATAGATTTTTCAAGAGAAGAAAAGGATGCATTTTTAAAATTCTTGAGAATTGTAGAGATAAATACATTGTCTCATGCATTAGGTATCTTGGATGGTTCAACTTATGCAGATGGAATCGATGATGAATTTTTACTAACAACAGAAAATAGTAACACAAAATTAAATGAAGACTTACAAAGTCTATTTTTAGAATTGGTTGAAAAAGAATAAAGCTGTACCAATTAATATTATAGATAAGGGTGTTGAAAATTCAACACTCTTTTTCTATAATGGATTTATATATGGGCAGAAGAAATGAGAATTCAAGCTAAAAAATGTATCTTTATAAAAAGCAAATATGGAAACAATTGATTTATTGGAAATTTTATTCGTTGTGGTTATTCTTATGGCTCCAATTATTAATAAAAGCTTCCGTAAAGAGAAAAATAAATAACAAGAGGCTGTCTCAAAAGGTAAACTAATGCTCTGAGAATCTCCTAAACGACAAAATTTGTCAGAAGGAGTCCGAGAGAGGGGGTACTTTTGAGACAGCCTCATTTTTATTGAAAACTTTTATAAATATCATCGGCAAGCTTTTTTAAAACCACTTCAGCCATTTCCATATCTTTCTCTGTTATTCTTTGTTTACCGTTACCTACAATATTTTCGTTAAGCTTATTAGTTAATTTTGATGGTGCTGATTTATTATCCGACCACATTTCCTTTGCTAACTGTGCCGAGTTTATAATGGGATTTCTCTCCAAAAATTCTTTTAATTTCATCTTACAAATATAATATAAAAATTTTATACAAATTGCTTGCTTTGTATAAAACAAATGTTTTATATTTACTTCAACGAAACATTAAATAATCTCAACTATGAAAACTTTAAATAGCCAAATCAAAGAAGGAATATTAGAAACAAAAGACGGTGAAATTTTGAATTATAGGGTTTATTCAGACGGAGGGGTTAAAATTGAAGGAGAGAATATGAGAAAAGACTTTGCTAATCTAGCTTTGGCAAGTAAATATATTACCTCAAACAATATTAAAATAATCAATTTAGAAACTAAAACGAAAACCGCGGTTTATTACAATCAGGCAAAACAAGAAACGTATGAATTAGCAGGAATTAATAATATGCAGCACGCATACGATTTATATGAATTTGTTTGCAGAAGAAATAACTGGAACCCCAAAATGTTTACACACGACGTAATAATTAAACTAAAGTAAAGAAGCCCTCAGTAAGAAAATATAAAAAAATATTCCCTTATTAGTTCAAACTAATAAGGGATTTTATTTTAAATCAACCATTATTATTGTATTTGTTTATGGTATTCTATTTTTGGCATATTCGGAGTATTCCCGATCATTATAAACGTTAAAAATGTAAGTCAGACTATAGAGCCGAAAAATTGAGTTCTATACGTTCAAATTTGCCCTCAGTGTTTTGTTTTTCAAAATCATATTGGTAACCTTTCAAAAAATTACTGTAGCTCTGTTTTAGGAGCCTTAAACCTTCTTTCCATCTTGCATCATCAAAACGGGTTTCATGGCTCAGTAAATTCATTACACTGGCATAATCCAAATCCCCTTTTTTATTTTTTACTAAGAACCCGATCAACATTTCAAATAAATCTTTGTCCCTCTTTTTTACAGTATCATACAGAAAGGCGTGGATCAGTTCCAATGCTTTTGTGCTTCTTTCGTCCCAGGTGGGCTGCGTATCCCTGCGGCGTTTAATTCTAATTGTTTTATTACTGTGCATTAGAGAAAATCCTCCTTTAGAATTACTGCGGATTTTTCCATACTCGTTTAATTTCTCCTGATGTTTTTCCATTTTGTCGTGAGTAAGCTGCTTCAGTAGATTGGATTTATTTTCAATTTCCATAGCCAACGCTATCAATTCGCCCATATCGGTGTCGCGTTCGGTTTCATAAGCGAGTCTTTCTCTTTCCAGTCTGTCAGCTTCTGTTTTTCTTTTGTACTTCAAGACGGTTTCCATTTCTTTTTCCGACAAATCAATAGTCGGTTTTTTTAAAAGTTCGTCGATATTCATAATATGTTATTTTAATGATTAGTTCTTTTGTGTAAGGAAGTCGATTTTTTCCTTTTTCCCGTCCCGTTTTCCGTCTTTGTATCCCTTATCATAGGTTTTCTTTGATTCGGCGTTTAAAAGCTCTATATTGGTTTGATGAGCCTGTATTTGTTGCGAGACGGTGGTTGCCATCGTATAGTTTTTTAAAATCTCATCTAATAATTCTGTAGCTTCCATGTTTTAAAATTTAAGTTTGTTTAATTCCTGTATATATTCCGGGAAATAGTTTAAATAATTTTCAGTTTCTACCCATAGGTCTAATTCCGGATCGTGGAAATATTGAAATCGGTCTACACCGTACATCATAGTTGGAGGATTCCAATTTTCTTTGATTATCCATTCATACGCTGCCTGAATTCGTAATGTCGTAGAGTTAAATTTCTCTCCTCTGTACAAATGGATCCTGATCCGTTCGCTCCAGTCTAAAAACCGGACGAGGCTGTCCAGTTGTAAAATTTTTAATAATATATCGTTGTTCATTGTATTTCTATTTTTAGTTATGTTCCCCAATAAAGATTCGCTTTTTCTTCATTGATCATTAATGTACCTCCGGGGCATCTGCCAGAAATAATGGCTTTTAGTCCTTCAGCCTGAATAATGATTTTAGCGAGCTTTCTCCATGTTGTTGCCAGTGCATTGTCCGGCAGTCCTTTTACTTCATGGCAAACCATTATTATTAATTTATTGGGATGGTTCTGTTTTAATTCTGATACCATCTTCCTTGTGATCTCGTCCCTGTATATTGTTGAATTATCTATAAAAATAATTTTAGCACATTTTCGGGAGCTAAAACGAGCCTGAAGTTCTGTCCACGGCTCGTAATCTATAATGTGAAATTTTTTGTCTTTGTCTGATAATCCCGCAAATTTCATGGCGGCAATAATGTCCTTTGATAATCCTTCCTCTGCGGATATATAAAGTACTTTTCCAAATGTGGTAAGGTATTTAGCCAGCATCATGGCGAAAGTTGATTTTCCGTTCTTTTCTCCTCCACCCAAGTACCAGAAACCGGTTGTTTCCGGTTTTCCAAAAGCTTGAAGCCAAAGTCCAGTAAATTCAAACAGTTTAAACACAATGGAAAACGCTTGTTTTACTGATAGCGCCTTCATTATTCCCTGACTTTGATAAGTGTTTCTAAATATGTTAATGATTTGATACGTCCGTCCTGTTGTCCTCTCTGTTTGCCTTCAAATGGATTTGCTACTTTGACCATACATTTTTTAACCACTTCGTTAACTTGATTTTTATCTTTAAGGTTAACATAAGCCACGTCCCCGAAAAGTTTTACATAAAATTCTTTTCTTTCCTCGGGATTTTTTGGAACAATTGTTACAAAATCATCGGATAAACGTCTAAATATTTCGGCAAAACCTACCTTGTGGTTATTAATTCCTTTCGTGATTTTTGCCTTTAATCCGTCAGCCCCTATTGCATACCAAGTACAATTATGTTTCGTAGCGTTCATAATCCCTTTTAATTCCAAATAGGCGTTGTATTCAAGGTCACCGAATTCGTCCACACAGATAAACGGGTTTTCAATCATATTTAAGGCATATTTAACCGTTTCCAAGATGTCGTAGTATTTTCCGGTAGTATCACAGCCTAAAGTAGCTGCCAGTTGTTTTACGAAGCGTACTTTAGTATGTGATTGAGAGCAGTCCACATAAAACGCATTTTTCATTTTGGAAACAATATCCATCGAGCATCTTGTTTTCCCAATTCCGCAATCATCAGCCAACATCATCGAGGTTCTGGTTGCCTGACAAAAATTGAAATTATCTTCCAAAACTGTGTACACCTCGGTTCTGACTAATTTCATTTCATAATTGTTCTTTGCGGTTTGAAATTTTGAACCGATATTAAGCCACTGCCCGAAGGACAATATATTTTCAATTGCTCCGTCTTTTATTTGACTATAAACTGTTTTATCAATTCCTATGGATTTAGCATAGGCGATGTCAGTCCCGTTAAATTTTCCCCTGCCGTTAAGTACAGCATTACAAATGTTTTGTTTTTGTTCTAGTGTTATCATATCTATTTTAATTTTATTAGAAATTAGAAGCCCAGCTTCTTCCAGTTGATTTATTTGTATTGTGATTGTAAATATTTTCGTCAGCATCTGTAAAAACTTCCTCCGGTGTATTATTGGCAGGAGTGTATTTGTTACGACCTGCAATCTGAAATTTGTTATTGAGTGTTTTTTTACGGTGGTCAATAATTAAAACCTGATCAATTTCGCGTTTGCGCTGAGCCATGAACTTGTTAACCGTATTTTCGTAAGCATTCATTAACCTGCGGTTGATTTCACCCTGTTCATCTCTTTCATGGATTGACTTTGAATATTCCGGCTGTGGAATGAGATCACAAAGCATGATGTCATCATAATAGATCATGGCTTTTAATACGTTTCCGTCGTTTCCGTCAAGCCAATAAATCGTAAACTCTTTACCATTGACATACTTCAGAAGCCTTATTAAATTATCATCCAAAGCAATTTCGCCATCGAGTCCTAACAAAAAGGTGGTATTTCTGAATTTGATAATTCCAGCATTACAGCTTGAGGTTTCAATTTTACCGAGGTGAGGGAGTATTGCTGCCCAATTAGTTGGTTGTGTGTTTTTGTTCTGCATTTCACAAAATACTTCCCATCTGGTTTTATCGGTATGAACTGAGTGAGGCATATTATTCCACGTTTCAATATCGCTGAGCGATTGGTCTACAATGGTGTCAAAAGGGATAATGACTTCTTTTTCTCCGCTTTTCTGATTTTCTTCTTTCAGGGCGTGCGGTCTTGCCATCCACCCTAAACGGCTTTTTTCGTGTCTGTATCTTAATTCCTCAAATTTTCGTTCAACAGCTTTTGACCTTGCACGATTTTTATAAATGTTCACACGGTCAAACATCGCCCCGTTCCGTAAGAAAGTATCCTTAAATCCACTGTTAAGTGAACTTTCGCATTCCAACCCTAATGGAAGATTAAAGCCCCATTCTGAGTAGTTTCTGACCATTTGGCGGTAAAAATCAATAATGATCCCTTTTTTATCTTTTCCCCAAACCCAACAAGTCCAAGCTTCGGAACCTAAATCAATCCCCATATAGAACCAAGCACGCTTTCGGTTTTCATTATATATAAATGGCGGTTGTCTGTCATCAATGGAGATGAGTGTTCCCGCTTCTTTAATTTTGGTCAGCTTGTGTGACGGCGTGAACTCCTGCATCAATTTCTGACGGTCACCGGAACGTTTGGCAAAGGTTCCGATTTTGTTCTCCCATTTACCAAGCCATGCAATAATGGAATTGTCGGACATTTCCCTGAAATTTGGATTGGTGCGGTCGTACTCTTCGGCGGTATCTTTGTTGATAATGTCCAATTGACCGTTTAAAAAAGCCTGATATTGGTCTGCAACTTCTGTACGTGAAGGTTTATAATCCTGTCCGGCAAACATATCATTGAGCAGATCCATCATTTCGTCTGTCATTAATTTTCGGTTCTGATTTTTCAGTTTACCGGAAATCAGGCTTTCAAAATTCAGTCCTATATCAAAAGATTGAAAGAAAGGTTTCCAAACCCGGTCAAAGCCTCGTTGAGAAGAAGGCAGGGTGTGGGTAGCGTTATGTACTTTCGGCAGGAACTCGTTAAATGTGGTGATGTCAGTTACTATGGATGGCATCAACCCACGTCCGGAAGTTTTATTTAACTTTTTCCATTCGGTAAGGCGTGCCTGTCTTAATTTTTCGGCTGCAATGAGTACGCTTGCGTTGGTTATATATTCCTCTTTGAAACTTTCTTTTAACGGTGTTCCATCATCAAATCTAAAATCGGTATAATAACGTACTGCCGCGGCATCAAATTCAAAGAATGAAAGCAAAGGATGCTTCATTTTGCGGGGATCACCCATACTGTCCTGTACACCTTTTGAAAGGCTGTCAAAGTCAATATACATCTGTCTGCCGTTTCCTCCTTTCTGAACTTTTTTGATTCCATAAGGCAAATTTTTGTATCTGTGGATTTCAACTTTAAGCGCACTTAGACTATTATAATATCTTGGTATCAGTTCGTCTTTTGTAACTACTAATATATTTCCCCAATTTCGTGGCATAATTTCTTTTTTTAACTTGTTTATAAATCTATTCTCTAATCTATCGGTAAGCTTTTTCTGTAATTCTGAATGAAGCGTTTCCGGTTTTCTTGTATCAGGTACATAGCTCTTACAGCCTTCTTTTCATTTCGTTTGTATCTCTTGCGGGCAGCATCTGAAGAAACACATAATAATTCTCCAAGCAGCTGATAGTCGCCATAATTAATTTTTTCTTTTTCTGTATTTTCCATGATAAAATCAATTTTTTGTTATACATTTGTTCAAATGTCCTGACAAATATATACAGAAATTTCTTAAATTAAAAATAAAAATGCAAGAAAATACAAATATTTCTTCACGTTTACAGAAAATGCTTGATTATTTGGGGCTTAATGCCGCCGAGTTTGCAAAAAAATTAGACTATAATAGACCGCAGACCATCTATGATATATTGAACGGCAAGGCAAAGCCAAGTTTTGACTTCTTTCATAAGCTTGAAAATTCAGAATATTCTGATGTTTTTGAGTATAAATGGGTTATTGGTGGAAAAGGAGAAATGTTAAAACAGGATTTGGTCATAACTCCCATGAATATCAACAGGAAGACTAAAGATGCCGTTATTGACACTCAGGAAGTACCGCTTTATGATTTTACTGCTGTGGCAGGTTTAAGAGAGCTTTTTGACAGTGGTGCTCCACAAAAGACTTTACAAACCATTAAGATTCCCAATCTTCCCAAGTGTGACGGAGCCGTCCCTATGACCGGGGACAGTATGTATCCGCTTTTAAAATCAGGGGATCTCATTTTATATAAAGAAATTAATGTTTCTGATATCTTTTATGGTGAAATGTATTTATTAAGTATAATTCTCTCTGGTCAATTTAAAGAGTATGTCACGGTAAAATATATACAGAAATCAGATCTGGGAGACGACTATATTAAATTGGTTAGTCAGAATCACCACCATCAACCCAAAGACTTTAAAGTAAGTGATGTCTCTGCCATTGCATTAATAAAAGCAAGTGTTCGGTATAATACAATGTCTTAATTTTCTGATTATCAGCAGGTCGACTTAAAAACCCGATGTCCCTATACCCCCTTGAATAATTCAAAAAGGGGCTTTTTTTGATGTTTTTTAGCCCCTATATATACTCCAATCAGATTTAAAAAATCAAGTTTTGTAACCCCAACTGTAACCCCAACTGTAACCCCAACTCAAAAAACAGTATTTTTTCCTGTAATTGTAGAAATACAGAAAATCCAGTATTTTCTCAGTCCAAAATAACCTTAAAATTTTATTTCAATACTCAGAAATGCCTTATAGCAAAGTTTTTAGATGGAATAGTAATTTTGTATCTTAGTGAAATAAAAAAGCCCCAATAGGGACTCGATAATAGTAATTTTTTGATTAAGAATAGTAGTAAAATGGTAGCAAATGGTAATTTTTCGGCATTTCGTTTTTTTTCATTTCGAGGCTTGGATACGCTTTCAAACCTTTTATTAATGGGTGTTTTCAGCCTTTCATGTCTGTTAATCAATTTCGCTTTTTCGTTTTAAGGGGAGTACATCTACATAGATTTATTAGTGCGTCATCGTTTATAGGCATTATTTTCAATGCTTGTTGAAATTTTTCTATTGCTAATTCTATATTTCCATTTTCATAAGCAGCTGCACCTTGATTATTTATCAAATCGGTTTGAATAGCAATTTGCATTTTCTCTGGCATTGCCATTGTACGAAATCGTTCGATAAAATTCTCAAAACTATCACTCTTTGAGTAGTTATCTAATTTCGATGATTGGGTTTTGTTTTCTGCTTTTTCATATACAATGTCAATATTTCTATCGTGCATATGTAATGTAACTTTAATCACATTAATGTTTGATTTATGAAGTGTCAAACCATAATCAGCGAAAGACACACCCATTGCATCTGTACCAAAACCACGAAGAACAGTTTTATCATTATTTTCTTCAACAACTTTCATTTTTTTTTCTGCCATTTGAATATTGTCACCCCAAACTGGGTGATTTTCATTCATATTGTACATGGTAATGAAAAAAGTCGCATTGTCAGACGTTTTAACTCTAATTCCTCTCCAAGCACCTTTATTATTAGCGTTTGTTGGTCGACCATTTTCAATTCTTGTGTGGTCGTCGGATAAAAATTTAAAGTCTGTTAAATCAATGGAAGGTTTTTTGTTCTCATCTGATTTAAAAAAGTCAAATATTCCCATTCTGTTTTGGTTATGTTTTATTACTTACTCTATTCAGTTTTCAGTCTCCCTCTTGTATTAGTACGGTTGTCAATAGAATGACCGCCTATGCATTGCGCCACAATATATACATTGTACTAATGTTGTTTTTGTTTTAGCTATCTATTTGTTAATCATTAAATATATAATAATAAATATACTATTTCCTTACGGGAAACCATAATTTAAACAAAAAACTGCTCCAAAAAAAATAGAACGGTTAGTATATTAAATTGTCTCAGCGACACGCTGTTACATCATTCCCGGCATTCCATCACAAATTGGCATAGCTAATTTGTTTTTTATTAGTTAACATCATGATATATTGTTTTTCGAAAGCAAAGCTAATATGATTCTGTTTTCTCTAAAAAATACATTATATTTTTTATAAAACCTTCCTTTCCAAAATAATTTCTTACAAGTTTATTATCATTTTTACAAAAAGTTACATCATTATAAATAGAATAAGAAATTAGATATTTATTTAATTCTTTTAAGCTAGGCATTCCAGAAAAATTGTCTTCATAAGTTAATTGATGGTTTTGAGTAGTTATTATTATAACGAAAGGAGAACCATCAATAATTGAGCTTAGTAAATCTGTAATGCTTTTTTCTGAAATTGAATTTATTGTGTTAAAATCTATAATAATTTCTTTCTGTTTGAGTAATGTTAAAAATGTTGATTCAGAAATTTTGTAAATTTTATTTCCTTGAAAATCTTTTTTATCATAAAGTTCTTTCATCATTTTTAAATCATTATCACTAAGATCAATTTTATAAGATTTAAGATTAATTAAGCTATCTATTTTCTTTGCTTGTTGCTTAGATATTTTAGTTGATTTATTCTCATATCTTATAGTTGGCAAATATGTGATTTTACAATTTATGGTATTTCTATTTTGACCAGAGATCAAAATATATGAAATTGTAATAAGAATTAAGGTTAACAAGTTTTTCAT